CGGACACGATTGTCCGCTACCGCCGCATTCGGCGCCCGACTGATCGTCTGATCTGTGTTGTTCCACCGACTTGCGTACGAGTCCCACTTCGGGAGCCCGGGGAGCCGGAACTCGGCGTCTCGCTTGCCCCAGGTGTACGTCACCACGTACTCGAACTCACCGAACTTCTCAGGACCCTTCCAGGGGTACGTCAACGTAACCGGGTCACCTGCCGTAACTGCCGTGGCGTTGCTGACCTCTGGAGCAAGTCCTGGTCCGTCGAGTTGGAAGTGCTCACGCCGGAAGGCAAGGCGAGGGATGCCCGCAGCCACCTGGGCTCGTGGTCCTACAAGGGTCCGTTGCTCCGCCTCGTCCTGGCCCAGGACATCGAGCGGGTACTGCTGCGTGTTGTTGAACAGCCGCATCGAGCGCATGGCGATGATGTCATCGGGGAAGGCGTACGCTTCGGTATAGATACGCCACTTGACCCCGGCGGCCCCGTGCTCGTCCTTGTTGAAGGGATGTACGGTTGTGATGTACCAGCGGTCACTCTCGAGCCACATGGTTCTGATCTGGTTGCGGATGAGCGTCCCGTCAGCGAGCTCAAACTCGATGACACGCCCATCCCATGACCGATCGGTCTTCCACGTCGTCGTATAGAGGCCGTCTGTATCCGCGTCAGCCGTAGTCTTTGTGTAGTTCGTACGCCACGTCCACGGATCTTCCGAGTTGGAAGGAAGTCCCGTGTTTACTACCATCTTCAGCTTGTCACTGTCCGAAGCCGACTTCACGTCCGGTTCGGTGGCCACACGGAGCTTGTCCTCGAAGAAGAGGTACGGGGCCTCCAGCGAGAGCTGGTTGTAGGCCCGATTGATGAAGCCGTTGACCCGTCCTACGGCTTCCTTTGACTGGTTGGGGGCCCAGTCGGCCTGGGCGAACATCGCGGTACGAATCTCTGCCAAGTTCATATGTCACCCCCGGCAGTCGATAAACGCGAGCCCCGTACCGCTTGCAGCGATGTTCTGTAGGGCGAGTGCCATAACACAAGCAGGCGCAGTAGTCCCTGCTGCGAACTTGATGATGGAACCCGCGGCAACGCCCCCCGTCGTGAGGGCCTCGCTATCGGAAACGCTTGCGCCCGAGCCTACTTGGATGGTCCCGACGCCGCGTCGAAGCACGTAGCCGTACGACCCTGCAGGGATGGTGTGTTGGGCAACCCCCACACACCGGATGGCTTGGACCAGGCCCCCCGCTGTGGACAACACGACTCGATAGTCGGTAGAAGTGGTGTTCCTGATGGCAACGTCGCCCTCTGTGAGTGCGGTGGAAGTCTCGTTGAGAACATACACCCACGTCAGTGCCCCACGATTACTTGTAGCTTCCGTCAGGGTAGACCCCAAGTCCGCTTCAGCAATCGCAGAGACACTCGCAGAGGTGACGGCCATTCAGATCAACCCAGGGAGCAGTCGATGTAGGCGTCGATGTTGGCAACACCCCCGCCATCCGTGGCCAATGCCATACCAACGATCGAGGCCGCGTCAGAACCGAAATCCTGCACGTCGCCTGCGTTCTTGATCTTGAAGCACTCGCCCTGCGCCACGGTCCCGTCCGTGGTGACCTTGCCCTTGCCCTTGCGGAGGACAAAGCCGTAGGAGCCGGCAGCGATCTCGTGCTGGGCGACGCCTGCGACCCGGAGCTTGACTGCTGACGAAGTCGCGCCTCGGATGCAGTGGAACAGCGCGTAGTCAGTGTCCAACTCTGCCACGTCATACTTGACAACAGTTGTGTCGGCGCCCCGGAGAGGAGTCGTACCATCGTTGTAGATGTAGACCCACTCCTGAAGCCCATTGTCGCCGTCAGGGACGGTGAGAACGAACCCCAAGGGGGCGAGCTGATCGGTCGAAACGGTAGTGGGGCTGATCCCCGCACCTGTGAATCCCATGATGGCCTCCTACGGCGTGGCTGCGCCGGTGATGGCGAAGTTGGCCCGACGCTGGGTCGTGTGAAGACCCATCATCAGAACGATTTCGTAGCGGTAGAGGTCCTGATCCGGGATACGGAAGGGACCGCGAACAGCGAAGTCACCCTTCGTCTCACGACTCGCATCGTGACCGAGAGTGAACAGGTGCCATGTCGGGGTCTTGAACCCGTAGATGACGCCATCGGCACCATTGGTCGTGGACCGGTCGGCCACTGTGTACTGCGTTGCCGTGATGTCGATGGAATCGTCGAGGTAGAAGTCGGCCTCGAGGAACTTGACACCCTGGCGAACCTGACCGGGAGCCTTGTCGCCCTCGACCTTGACCACGCGAACCTGGTCGTCCAGGTCCTCGATGTAGTTGAGGTAGGACTGCTCGTCACCGATCATCAGATCGACGGGACCAAGCGTCTTGCCCTGACGCGAAGCGGCGAAGTACGCCTTACGCATCTGGGAGCGACCGTTGGTCGCGAACGACGTGATGTCCTCGTACTGGTTGGTCCAGCCCGCGACCGTGCCCGCCGTGAGGCCATGCACCGTGTTGTTCTGGGCGGTCGTCGCCGCGAACTCGAAGAGTCCGTCGCGAGCCACACCATCCGGCGTGAACTGCGTGTTGCCGTTCATCGTGACGAACGAGCCGACATTGCCGGTACCGGCGCCGGTTCCGATCTGATTCGCGATGAGCTCGTGGAAGTCCGCAAGCGCCAGCTCTGGATAGTGCTGGAGGATGCGAGCGAGGTCCATCTCGCCATTGGCCTCGGCAAGATCCTTGCCAGGCACGTCGAACGCGTAGATGAGACGCGGGCCGACCACGTTGCCGCGGTGTGCGTTCTGCGAACGTCCACCTGCAATGATCTCGGTACCCGTCTGCACTGCCGTGACCGTACCCGGCCCGTCAGTGACGACAGCGAACTCCCGCTTCGGGCCCTTGAGGCTCGAGCGGTCCATGTTTCCACCCAGCAGAACCTTGTCCAGCAGCGGATGCCACTTGACAAAAAGCTCCGAATACGCCGGCATCAGCTCGTTCAGAGCGGTCGCCAGTACGTCGGGAGAGATAGCCATTAGCTACTCCTCTTCAGCGCAGTACGCGCCACTTGATTGCGAAGATCCTTGAACGAGGTTGGTTGCACCTTATCGGGCAACATCGCCTGTTCGCGGGAACGAGCAGGAGCCGTGGCCCCCGCGGTGAGCTTTGCCCCAGGCCTCGGAGCAGCAGGCCTCTCCGCCCTGCCCGCCAATCGAAGCGCGTAAGAGTCAGGAACCCCGTCCGCCTTCGCCTGTCTCGCCGCTTGAAGCAGCGGTGCCGGAAGACGTACGGCCTTGGCCGCCGTCTCCATGTCCCAACCCTCATCCATCAAACCGACGAAAACCTCGGCGAGGGCCTCATTCTCGAAGATGTCAGGATTCTCCTGCTGGAACCACTTCGAGTAGTCTTCGGCTTCCTTCTCGATCGCAGCCTCGATGGTAGCCTGGTATTCCTGGTGCTGCTTCTCCAGCGCGGAGTACTTGGTCTCCCACTCGGAGGTAGATGCCGTACCCGCTTCCTCGAGTTCCTTGATCTTGGCCTCAAGGTCGGGGACACGGGGGTCCGCGTTCTCCGACAGGAGCGAGTCGTAGATCTTCTTCAGCTCCTCGGCTTCGGAAACCTTTTCCTCCAGACCCTTGGAGTAGTGGGTCTTGAAGGGAGCGGCCCACGCTCGGGCCCCTTCGGGCAGGGAATCCGTCTCCCCATCCCAGGTGTCCCAGTCGAACGAGGCAGAGGGTTGCGCCTCGCTTTCTGCAGAAAGGGAGGTTTCTGCGGGACTTGCAGTACTCTCGGCATCGACAGCACCAGCACCTTCGTCGGGCGTCCCTACGGACGCAACCCCCGCCTCTTCTTCTTCCGGCGCCATTATCGCCCTCCCTTCCCTTTGCGCTCGCCGTCGAGGGCCTTCTTCGACACCTTCATCCGTAGGACGTTCATCTTCATCCCCGGTGTCTGTGGCACCCCACCCATCATGTCTGCCATCGCGTCGAGGGGCCCTTCATCCGCGGGAGCCTCATCTTCCTCGACTACTTCCTCTTCCTCCACCGCATCGCCGCTGTCCTCGGCCATGTCGCCCATGGCATCCGCCTCGGTCTCTGCGCCCTGAACAGGTACGAGATCGTAGCCCGTGTCAGCCAGAAGCTGCTCGAGGTCTGCTTCTGTCTGGGGAGGGTTCTCCTGAAGACCAGCCAGCAGTTCTTGGATCATTGGCACGCAACACCTCTCGAACGAGCAGTACTAAACATAAACTTTTCTGTCAACTTCGCCGCGCTCCCGCCGCTTCTCCTGCCCCCGCTTTTCCTTCTGCTGAGCAAGGTCACGATAGCCTCGGCGGACGGCAGTGGCCTCGGCCTTCTCTCGGGCCCTGTCCACATGGGAGCGCCATTCCGAGGAGTCCGCGTCAATAATCGCACTGTCAGGATTCTTCTTCTTGTACTCACGTAGCTCAGAAGAAGACTCGAACGAACGCCCTACCTGCCCGATGCGGAGCGGCTTCGAGGGCATCGGCCCGACCGTCATGACGGCTCCGATGCGGATCGTAATGTCCCCCTGACAGTCGGGGCACACGGCGTCGTCCTTCTTCGCCAACGGGATGAACATATCCTCGAAGTAGCCACAGCCCGTGTCACACCGGAAATCATACAGAGGCACGGCGTCTACTCCCCGGCCTTCTTCGGCTGGAGGTAGCCCCGGCCCTTGTGACGCAGCTCATCGAAGGTCGACATCGGCGCCTTCGCCTTCGGCTGCTTCCTCATGCTGAAGGGCTTCTTCGCCTGACCCGACGTGGCCTTCTTGGTGGGCTTCATTTCATGCTCCTGTTCTTCGATGCCGAGATGACCTGGAGGTTTGAGGAGCTGTCGTCGAGGGGGTTCCCGTTCTTGTGGTGGACATCGCGGCCATCCCCCTTACGTACCAGACCCTTACGCGCCAGTCTCCTTCGTACTGTATTGCGCTTTGCACGCTTCTTCTTCTCGATAGGCGTACCGTGGAAAGTCCTGTACTCTTCTTTGTAGTCTCTCATCCAGGCATCCCTGGACCGCCCATCGGAGTCGGAACCGGTGGAGGTTCAGTCCCTGTGGGTAGAGCCCCTGTCGCGACCGTATCGGGTGCTGGGGGCGCTCCTGCGCCCAGCAACGCCTCCATACCCGGAGGAGCCGCTGGCGGCGCTCCTGGGGCATCCTGGGGCATCCCTGGAGGTGCAGGAGGCTTTGGCGGGGCGAGGATGTCCCTCATGCCCAGGAGGTCGAGTAGCTTCATGATGAGCTTCTCTTGGTCAACCGCCGGGCTCTGAAGCAGCAATGGCATGTACTGCTGGAGCTTCTGAAGCTGGACGAGCCTGTGGTTCTCGGTCGGGGAGTACGGCACAGCAACGTAGTCGAACTCGAGAGGCTCTGATGGACGGCGCGAAGCCCGCATGGAGAGGGTCTCGCGCGTGGCCTCGAGCACCTTGCGGCTGTCTGTGAGCCTGATCGGTAGCTTGGTGTCCACCGGAAGATACTCTTCGTAGAGCCCGATGGTCTTGTCGGCGAGGCTCGTGACGCTGTCCTCCGTCATTTTGATGCGACGGCCATTGCGAGTACGGGTCGCCGTGTCAGCCAGTGCCACCTCGGTGGCCACATCAGCAACGCCGACAACACCACGACTGTACTGGGGGATACCCAGGATGAACTCGATGACAAGGTTGCACCTCTCACGCATCTCCCGGAACTCAGGAGAGAAGCTCGGGGTCGGTGTGCTCCCGAGGATGTCGCTCAAGGGGGCATTGGCCTTGCCCTCGATGGCGATCATCGAGCCGGGCTGGTTCGCCTCCCGCAGCGATGTGACCAGGGTCTCGGGGTTGTCCACGAGGGCGGTGTTCACCATCGTCACAGGTGTCGAAGTATGGGCGTGCCACAGCTCGAGCGTGTCGATCTCGTTGAGCCTTTCCTGCAGCGAGCCGATGAGTTTGATGTCGCTGAGCCCGCCGAGGTCCGTCATGTTCTCGTTGAACGTGATTAGAGTGAACGGATTGCGGACGTAGCGATAGGGGAGCTCTCCCTCGAACAAGGGGTCTTCGACACCCTCAAGGATGTGGTAGTACTTGTCCGCCTCGAAGTCATAAACCTCGTAGATCGTGACCCACTTGTAGACCTCGAGCGAGGCCTCGTTGACGAGGGCGTTGTTCCTCGCGTAGTCCTTCAGCCAAGTGGGGTAGCCCCCGAAGTTGGCTCGCTTGGCTGCCGCTGCGTCGTACTGTGCGGGCTGTCCGTCTTCAGACTTGGTTCGCCGGGTGAACTCGGCCTTGGTCAGAACCGTCACCTCGATGAGGTAGCGGGTGTCCTCGAACTTCGCAGCCGACATGTCGAAGAAGACATGGCGAGGGTCCACATCGAAGATCTGAACCATCTCCTTCTCGAAGTTCCACACGAGCTTGAGGAAGCCCCGGCCGCAGATGCTCGCGTTGGTTGCAGTCTTCCAGATGGTCGAATGTAGCTTGTTCCGGCGGAAGACATCATTGACGAGGGCTTCTCGGAACTGGGCGGCTGGCTGCAGAGCCTCCTGCCGCGCCATGACCGTGACCTGGGGATTCTGGGGACAGATGTTGGCAATCATCGTGTCGATGTAGGCATACGGATAGTTGGTTTGGAAGTTGATATCTTCCTCTTCCATGATGTCCGTAGAGCCCTGTGGCCTGTCCTCGTCCTTGCCCCAGTACTCGGCGGCGTACCACGCACGCCACCGGTCCCAGTCACGCCTCTCGATGCGTGACTTGGTCCGATGCGTCTTGATGATGCCTTGAATCTGCTGCGGAGTCAGAGCCACGCGGTTCCTCCCTTCGGTCAGTCGGGGATGCGGAGAGTATTTTCATACTTCGCTGGTGTCCGCGTGGGCTCAAAACCGACTCGAGCTGCCCGCTCGCGTATCTGACGCATCTCCGAGGGAGTGGGGGGAAACTGACGTACGCCCACCTGATGCGTCGGCCCGCGGCCTTCCCCCCCGGGTCGGGGTCGTGTCGACGTAGCTAACTGCCGTTCCAGCCAAGTGGGCGTCCTCCTTGCCGTCCTGACGAACCCCTCATCGGCCAACAGATCCTCCACAGACGGCCCCATGGTCCATTTGATCCGGCCACTCTCCTTGAGTTCTTCATGGAGCTTGTCCCAAGCGTCCGGATCAAGCTCGCCCCGAGCGATTTGAGCG